TTTTGTTTTTGCGGATTCTATTCCTGACTCGTTAACAAGAATAGTCACGTCTTTAGTAATTGAACTCTTTACTTCATATCCGTTTTTAGCTAAAACTTCTTGAGCTTGGGCTTTAGTTTTAAAACTTTTCAGTTTACCACTAATACAAACTACTCCTTTAGATACTTGCTGTTCTGACTTGGCAAAGGAGAAACCAAAAGGTAATCTCACTAAATCAAATAAGAACTCATCAAAGTACCAGTTCAATAAATTTTCTGTAGCCTTTGGTCCAAGACCTGCTGCTTTACACTTGTCCGCATTTAGTTCAGAGATGTTGTTTATCTTTGTGGACAATTTTTCAGCTGCTGTCTTTCCAATTAACGGGATACTAAATGCTGGTAATAGCTCATTCATACTGCTTTTCTTAGAATGGGTTATCTCCTGCAAAAGTTTAACTGCTAGTTTTTCAGAGGAAAGAGCATCTCTAATCTCTAGGTAAGTCATATCATAGATAGACTGAAAAGAGGAGAGGCCTAGCTTCTCAATGCTCTTCGGGCCAAGCCCTTTTATCTTTAAGCTCTTTGCAAAATGCTCTATTCGTTTCTGAACTTGAGCAGGGCACAAGGAGTTTACGCAATATAGCAGATCATTTTTCCACTCAAGTGAGCTATCACAAGAGGGGCAAAATTCTGGAGCTTCTATCGCTTGCATAAAGATTCCTCTGAAATTGAAAAGATATTATATATAATTTTAGGTTCCATGTCAAGAATTATTTTTCCTCAACTCGTCGGACAATACGAGGGATAATTTCACCGCTTCGTATGACCTCGACTTGGCAACCAGTTTCAAGACCTAACTCCTCAATGTGAGCCATATTATGTAAGGTTGCTCTTGATATAAGAGCGTCCCCAATCATTACAGGTGATAGTATTGCTACTGGTGTAACAACACCTGACTTACCTGTCTGCCACTCAACTCTTGATAGCGTAGTTACTACGCCTTCTTTTTGAACTTTAAAGGCAAGAGACCCTTTAGGGTGATGAGCGGTAGAGCCTTGTTTACTCCAATACTCAATATCATCTAGTCTGTGTACTTCTCCATCAGTTGGGTACTGTGATGCATCAACTGAGTTAACAGTTGAAAAACCAAGCCCCTCTAACCAACTAAGAAGTACAGTCCAAGACTCTATAAATCCATGAGGCTTCATCTCATATGCAACAAAACGTAGTTCGTTGCATCTTGGTATAAAGTCTCGGACTAACTTTAAGTTAAGTGACCCCGCTGCATAATTTCTCGCGTTAGGTATAGAAATAGGAGCAACTACTTCACCATCAATTTGTACTTTCTTATGAAAGTTGATAGTCTCTGGAACTAGAAACTTCATTTTATTTGAAATGTCTACTCCAATTTTTCCGTTTCCACGGGTGGTTGCTCTTACAAACTTCCCCTTATCGTATAGTATGGATACTGCCGAGCCGTCTAACTTCGGACTGCAAACTACCTCTTGTCCTTCATGCGAAGTAATCCAAGATAGTAATTCATCCTCGTCAAATGTCTTTTTTAAAGACATCATTGGGAATGAGTGACGAACTCCAGAATCTGGAGTGTATCCTACATTATTATCCTCATGCAAAGCGTCCCACTCAGCGTCAGTCAAAGGACTGTTACCACCTTCGTAGTATTTCTTTGCAATGGAATTTTTGTTGGTATTCTCACTCATATGTATATATTATACTAGAAAATGATCGGTGGGTCAAGAATTATTTGCTCTACTCAGGTAAATAAATTGATTTTATCAAGTCCTCAAAGTGCTCTTCAATTATTTCTTTAGCCTCTGCTAAGGATAATATCTCAATGAGAGCGCGGAACAACTCTCTTGAGTTGTTAAAGTCGAGAGGCATTGCAACTCCATCAGGCGTAGGCTTCCATTCTTCATTGAAGTCCATGTAATACTTACGAATATGAATATACTCAGTACCCCTAAAAGTATTGACAACCACTCGTACTTGAATTTGTTTTTCTTCGTCATAGTGAATCACATGCTCATAGACGGAAGGTGCTTCATGCAACTGTATCATGGTTCATTCTTCAATACAGAGGACAGCGGCACTACGCTAGTCACATTCTTAGGTTTTAATAAGCGATACGAATCCGTGTCCCAGCAAAACAGTAGCAGGGTTTCTTCGGATTCTTTCGCTCGGTTTTTCTTGTCTTGAATGTACTCAGTACTAAAGTCCAACGTACAAACATTGTACTTTAGTTTTTTTGAGTTCTCACTACGATAGGTAATGATTGCATCACCACATTCATTTACAAGAGTGGCTAGTTCGTCCTTTTTCACGACGCTCCTTAGTAGGTAGGTAAAAAATCTTTTACTGTCCTCACCTTTGGAGCAAAAAATACCTCGGGAGTCTCACCCGAGGGAAGTACTAGTCAGCCATAAGGCCCGCAAAGTATTGTGCAGCTTTACCAGTCATCTTAGATATAATATCCATGTCTGGCTCTAAGCCCTTATCAGTTATAGCGGCTACTAATGTATCCTGTGCGGCTTGCTTAGATACTCGTGTACCACCGGAGGAAGTCCCTCCACCATTCCCCGCAGCTTGAGCCTTTTTTACATAGACTCCTGCTTTGGTTAAAATCATACGAACTCCATTAGGACTCTCTTCGAGTTCGTCTGCTATCATCTTTACTATCTCCATTGATGTTTCTGGAGTTGGCATCTCTGCCTCGTACATTTCTACTGCTTGTGCTTTTCTATCATCATCCCACGCCATTTTTCGTTTTCCTCTTTGTTGTGGTTGCTGGAAATAAAATCGGTCGCCCATTGGTTCCCTCATTTTTATAAATATTATTATACTACTATTTTAACTCTCATGTCAAGAATTATTTTTCGCATCTGTCCAAATAGTGATAGAATATTTTTCTCCTTCCTCTAATGGAGTACTATTATGGGGATGAGTTATCTGACTAGGCCAAATTAATAAATCGCCTATTGCGATGTTTTGGTTTGTTACAGATTGTCTAGGAAAGGTTAGTATACCGCCTTTATAATTATTGTTTAATTTTATACTACCACTAATGTAACTATCATCTACATGTGTTTTTAACTTGGTCTGTGTATCTTTTGAGTACTTAACTATAAATATATCTTTTATCTCTGTTCCTGCATCGAGGTACCAGATATCTGCCATAGTTCTAAGTATTAGATCCTCAAACCTATCTTTTATTAGACTGAATATATCAGGGAAACTCTCATTTAAATGAACATCATGTGTTGAGTAAGCAAAACGTTTAGTTGTCCACTCGTCGTGTTCTTTAAATAAGTCGTACAAAATATTCGTAAAGTTTTCTGTAAAGAACTTTGTGTGAAATATCTCTGCCCCTATAGGTTCTAGCACATGTTTATGAAATATATTCTGCATTAGATTTTTTCAAGATCAATCCCATACTCTTCTAGATGAGTTAATTTTCCTAGGTCACAGGCTAATGAGGCGGCATAGTATCCGCCTTTTGTGAATCCGTCGGTCTTTTCAAGCACATATATAGAATAGCACTTACTTCCATACTTTTCTATATATAAAGGTTTGTTGTGTTCCTTCTCTACTAGTGCAGGAGCATGGTTAAATGCAGACCAAACAGTTTCTCCAGGCATAAACTCTTCAGCTATACACTGTTCGGGTAGAAAGGCATAGCCCATTCTATCTTCTACTGCTGCAGGTCGTGTTGGTACTCCTACCCTGTCAAGTATTGCTTTTATAAAACCGGAAGAACGATACATTCCTTGAGCAATTTCAGATACAGATTCACCTCGTAGATAAGACTGTATTGCATCTTTAATTTCTTCTTTGGTTGCTCTTTTACCTTTTAACTGAGATTTTCTAGTAGCTCTGAAACTTTCTCTATCCTCAAACTCTTGAATTATATTATTAAGTCTCGTAGTATTATACGAGATGTTCAGGATTCCACACGCCTCTTTTTTGGTAATAGGTTTTTCCGTCGACAGTAACGCTATCACGTGCCGGATGTTCTCCTGAGTCAGCTTCTCGTGGTCTTTCTTTTTCACTCTTGCCAATTAATTCATCCTCCAATTTAAATAATAAACAACACATCGCGTGTGCTAAATGTGATAAATCTGTTTCTTCATCATTTTCTTCCCCCTCTATATGTGCAAAGATATGACGTAACGCAGCACTTGTATACCTATTTTGTAAGTCTGGTACTTTTCTCCAGTTTTCTGCATCATACTTTTCTGCACCATAAGTAAGAACTTTACCTATTTCTAGCATAGATTTGGGAGGGAGTAAATGTAATTTAGGTTTATCCCCGTCATACTTTCTACCTTCGTCTACCCACTTTTTAGGTGGGCCATTAGTAAAACCTCTATCATAATCCACTATCATTATTTCCACGGTAGCAGGGTCATACCGATCATATTCAGTATAACCTCAATTAAAATTAAAAATACTAAGTTAAATACTACTTGCCAAGCCCACCACTTCCAGCCTTCTAAGTTAGAAGCCCAAGTAGCTAATTTACTTTTTCTGGCTTTATCGTAGGCTCCACTATTTTCACCTATTTTTTCAGCCCAATAGTTTGGACTAACTACGTTTTTCAATCCTTTAAGTAGTTTAACCAGCATCAACTTCCATCTCTGGAATATCATCCCGCCACTCATTGTAGGTATTCCAACACTCCATACGAGAAGAATGAATTTCCTCGTCTACAGCATACCTACAATAATCATTTATCTTTTTATTTCCTGGTTCATAAATAAACAGGGTTATAAAAAATCCTACTACTAATACTATATCCACTTAGACTCCTTTTACTTTACTTCTTTGGCTTGACATGCCATTGCTTCAACCATAGGAAGTACGCTTTCTGAAATTAAATTATGTTCTTTTAAAATATCAAGCGATACCATAAGCATTGAATTTTGTTGCGCATAAATACGCTTTATAACTTCTTCGGTACAGACTGGAGACGGGTGATAAGTCTCAGCTATCCGCCCCTTAATCTCTAATGCGTTAGCTATCGCCATTAGTTTCTTTTTTAGATGTGCTCCTTTGTTTAATTGTTGTGTTACTTCCCACCCTGTTACTTTCTGAATAAACTTAGTAATAGTAGAGTGTTTTTCACCCAAACCTAAATGTCGTTGTACAAGATTCTGTTGTTCATAAGTCCATACTAACTTAAGCATTTCTTCTAAAGTTACCTGAGATTTACTTTCTCTCTCATTTTTCTGAGCTACTGTCAGTGTGTCCAACAGTATGTTTAATATATCTTCCTGATTCATTATAAAATTCCTGATAATAATTACGTGAAAATTAGATTAAAAATTAATCTTTGAACATATATTATACGGTAAAATAGGCTCAATGTCAAGAATTTTTTGATAAAGTGGGGGAGTAGTTTCTCTAGTTATTCTCTTTATCTACAGCTTTTTTAACAGCTGGAAAATGTGTTCCTATAACATCCCAGCACTTTTTTGCTATATCGGCATGCTCTTGTTGAGTGCCATTAGCCATTCGTAATTGACAATAATGTATCCAACTACGTAGTGTTCCTGCCATGTACAAGGTAGTACCGCTCATGCCTTCTGGAAGGAGGGCTCGGGCTTGTTCTTTTGCAACACCAGATTCTAATGCTAGTTCGTATGCGTCTCTAGCTATTTGTAAAACTCCGTGTTGATTCATTGAAAAATCTTCGTTTATACGACGTTGTTCTTCATTTGCTTGGTCAAGTTCAACACTGTTTTGTCTATTCTTTGGATCTTGCAGGCGAGCTTCACGGATCTCAAACGTCTCCGTTTTAGCATACCTTTGACTAAATTCTTGAAAAGAAAAGCTTCGATGTCTTACTATTTGGTGAGAGATATCCCTTGTAGTTTCTATTTCCATAGTAAGAGATACCATTTCAAATGGACTCCAATGTCCATGTTTGATTAGATAAGACAACAACCCCGCTGCTGTCTTACTATTATTTTGATTTTCAGGATTACTTACTCTTGCACAGTAAGCTACAAATTCATCAGCCGAGTGGCATCCTGTAACCGCCGACGGCTTGGTTAAAGAAACTAATTGTACTTTCACTAACTAACACTCTCCATCCTTAACATTAATCTTTCTGCTCGTTTTGTTACTTGACGATACCATTGTGAGTCTCGTCCTTCTACGGCAGCCCTTTTCCAGTCATTTTGCTCTATGGCTTCATTCATCTTTTTGAATTTGGACAGTCTGGGTCTGCCCATGTTAAACATCATATTGACCAGGATTTGCTGGACTTCGTCGGGAAAGGCTCTAAAACTCCCTTCTCCGTATAAAGTACAACATTCTCCTTCGGCAATATCAAGATCTCTTGAGAAACACGCCCTGACTCGTTCTTCAGTAACTGCTGTTCCAATCGGCCTTCCGAATTCCTCGTCGTCTTTGAGGATAAGATGACCGACCCCAAAGGTTGGATAGCCGAGGTGATCTTCGTAGATTCCATATACTACTCCTTCATCATACTTGAGTTGTTCATAAACTGCGTCTCTGTTCACATCATTTTCCCACTCGGATCAAGAAGACGCCTTTTTATCCATCCCTCAATCTGCTTTTTTTGTTTTTCCACTTCTTCTTCTTGAGTTTGTAATTTTTTCTCAAGGTCGTCAATTCTTTTTTCTTGAAATCTAAGTCTATCTTGCTGTTGTTCTAGTTCCCATGTTCGCATTAATATACCTTTACTAAGTCCCAATTCATGGGCTCCTCTGATTTGATTTCTATTATTTGGTCTTCGTCATCTTTAAACTTAATAAACTTAGGTTTTAAACTATAAAACTTAGTGGCTTTATAATGCTTGGGAGTACGAGTATATGTTTCACGACCCCGTTCATCCACAATTTTGTTTGCTACAAAGTAGATTGTTAACTTATATTCTTCATATATGAGTGTTTTCCACCAACGTACTAACCAACTATCTTTAACTTGGTGTTCAATTTTTTCAACTTCTTCACTCATCATCATTCCGATTAAAGAATCTAGAAAGGCCGGACTTCTTAGTTATAGCCTTTGTAAATTCTTCTTGGCTCGGAGCCTTTTCCTGATCGATTTGAAACTCTGCATTCTTTTCTAACCACTCATCTGCCTCATCTGCTGCTTCTGTGGCTTTTCTGTAAT